TAATTTTGACGGAAAAATACGATTAACTCTTCTTTAACTTGACAATATTGTATATATTATGATATTATATATATAAAGATAGGAGGATAAAAAAGATGGAAGAGATACTAGCTGGCATACTGCAAGGCAAAGATGCAAGTTCGCTATATGACAAGTATGTCGACTTCTTAGTAAAGAACGGATATGTTGATTATGACGGCGTCCCTCAAAGGTGTCCAGTATGTGGAAGTGAGTACCTAGTTAAGGACAATGTTGAAGTTGGAGGATTTAATATACCAGAAGGATGCACGACTGAATGCGACGTGTATTGTGAAAACTGTAATAGTTTAGTGGCTCACTATGCTTATGGCAGTTGGAATTATGGGGAGGTTAATGATGAAGATTTTTAGGAAGCGACATTATTGTTATTTACTAGCCTATACTTGTAAAGGTGGCGAGGGCTGTATGACGGTGAACTTAGAACGCAAAATTAAGACGGTAGGTGACCTCAAAGAATTGCAAAAATATATAGAAGATACGACCGAATGTGTAAACGTTGGTATTAAAAATTTTATATTAGTGGGTAGGTGTTAGATATGTTTGATTTAGATGAATTGTTTAGAGGCTTCTCAAATCAAGATGAATATATTGCTAGAGATATGATGATATTAGAGTTATTAATGAAAAAAGGTTTGATAACGTCGGAAGACATTGTGGAAGAGTTTTCGGCAGATAATTTACAAGCCTATATTAAAATAATACAAAACCAAAAGAAAGCTGAGGCTCAAAAAAGACTTGACGAGTATGCAGGGCGAGAAAAGAAAGATGACACTGTTTAACGAATTACAAACTCTCGACTCTATATCTAGTGAAGCATTTCAGGTATTTGATAGGGTTAAGTTATACGAGCAACGTGGCGAAGATATATTGATTGTTTGCTCGACATCGCGAGTGGCTGATACCTTATTTAAAAATTATGCTAAGGATAAGCTAGGCAATAAAATGAATGCTAGTGGCAGATGGATTGAGATAAAGCCTAATAAAGGCAAAATATATTTCAAATCATTAAGTAGTCTACACACGTGGTTGCCTGGTCGCAAGTTTAAAAAAATATATTTTAGAGAGGAGTGATAGATAATGATAGATTTAAGACAAGGTGATTGTTTAGAACTGATGAAAGATATACCTGATAAAACTATAGATTTAATAGTAACAGACCCCCCGTACAATGTGAGTGCTACAAATGATGGTGGAACTATAAATAAAGTTAAGAAATTAAACAAATCTCTAAAAGATTTAGTTGAAACAAATATCACTAATGGATATGACATTGAAACTTTAGGAGAAGAATTTATGCGTGTCATGAAAGAACCAAATATATATTTATGGTGTAATAAGACACAAATACCTGAGTATTTTAAATTTTATGTTGAAAAATATAAATGTAAGTTTGATATTTTATGTTGGCATAAAAATAATGCACTACCGACTTATTCTAATAAATATTTGAGCGATACTGAATATTTGTTATATTTCAGAAAAGGAAAAGGTAAATGCTTTCCAAAATCTTATGAAGATGCTAAAACTTATTATATTGCACCTATAAACCATAAAGATAAAAAGAAATATAAACATCCAACAATAAAACCTTTAGACATAACAGAAAAAGTTATTAAAAATAGTTCAAAAGAAAACGATATAATACTAGACCCATTTATGGGAAGTGGTACAACAGGAGTTGCTTGTAAACAATTAAATAGAAACTTCATAGGAATTGAATTGTTAGAAGAATATTTCAATATAGCAAAAGAAAGAATAAATAGCATAGTTAGAGAGGACTGATATTATGGAAGAAAAGGTCAAAATGTTGAAAGAACAGATATACGCCCGACTTCGTGGAGAGACACCTAAGATACAAGTCCAACTTGGTGGTAGAAGTTCAGGTAATATGTATGCATTGCTATTAGCCCTCGACTCGTGTCTTATGGAATTGTACGAGGAGAACCAAACACTGCTTAGTAACCAAGAAAATATCCTTGAAACGAATGGCGTCTTATTGAGAAGACTATTAAAACTAAATGAAATTACAGATGTGGAGGGCGTTATTAATGGCAAAAGTAACAGTTGACTATCTTAATTTAGGTAATGGTGGAATGGCGTATAACTACAATCATTACACTAGAGAAGAAGCTATTGCTGAATATAAAAAGGACTATGACCGTGAACTTAATGATTGGGAACCGTTCGTTGCTTGGTATAGATACAAAACTAAAGCCGAAGTAATTGCCGATGGTGATTGGGAGGAAATTAATGGTTATGAGCAAGGTTATATGACTGTATTTGTAGAGTGTGAACCTGATGACGTTGGGGCGTTTAAGTGCTGGGTTATTGGAGATTAGTATGAAGTTATATGCACTATTTAAGGACGGCGAACTATATAGAGCATCGTACGAGCAAAATACACCATTCTATATGAGTATCAAGGGGGCAGAAAAAGCATTGCAATCTGTGACCAACATTAGAAATATACCGCATAATTTAGAAGGAGCTTCTATAACGCAAAAAAGAGAATACTTGGAAGAACTAAAAACGCACTTTACAATAATAGAATTTAAACTAATAAAGGATGGTGAAATTAATGTCAAAAGTCGTATATGATTGTTGGGTATTTGCTTGTAGGAAGTGTGGGCATTTATTATTTGTAGACAAGAGTAAATCATTAAAGAAAATATATACCTGTGAATGTCCAGAATGTGGAGAAGAGCCATATGAAAATTGGATAATTATGGGTGAAGGAAATGGAAAAACTTTTGAATGGAGAAGATAAATATGAATAAGAAATTGGTGGAAGAATTTGTAGATAAACATTATAGTAAAGATTTTAAAGTGGTAAAGTCTTATATAGGAGGCGATTTGTCATCAATAGAAATAATGCCAGCAGGTGATGGTCAAAGTATTTATATTTGGGATGAAGACTTAGTAGAAGAAAAACCTGTAGATAACGAATTAACTATCGAGTTAAATATGCAGGTATTGGGTGATTGTCTTCAAACAGACGAAGAAGGTATGCTTGAGACAATTAATTATTTTCTAGGTAACACGCCAATAGTTTGCATTTGTGCTGATTATGGCGATTTTACAGATGTTATGGCCGTTGATGTAGATATGAGTGTCGATGATATGGTTGAGACATACATTACACCTTTATTATATGATATTGGTGCATTAAGTAATGGCGATAGTGACACCTTATCTCATTTAGTAAATAATTCTATATTAACATCTTCAGATGGCGTAGATATTAATGGGGTTAGAATTTATATGACCGAAATGCCCAAATCTTTATACGATACATTGGAGGAAGCATGATAAAAGAATATTTATTTAAAGTCACTAAGGAGCAATATATTAAGGTCGGTGCTACAAACAAAGAAGACGCTTATGAGCTAGCAGAAGAAAATAGTTTGATAGATACTAGTGATGAAGAAGTGACGGATATTGAATTGATAGATGTTTATGATGAAGACGTAGATGCCATATATGATGATTATAAATTAGGAATGTATGATGCAGACGAAGAGGAGGATTATAGAGATTATGACGAAGAAAGAATTAGCAATTATTTTTATGGAAGCTAAGGCTAATAAAAACGATGTTTGTGTAGAAGTTACTATACCAGGACAAGAAGATACAGAATATATAGTCAACAAAAATAGAAGTATAGACAATAAACTAGATTATTATTTTCAAACATATGATGATAATTTAGTACATAAACATAATGAAGCAATACGCATAGTTAATGCTTTTGCAATAGATTTTTATATAGGAATTTAAGGAGGATGGTGTTCATAATGACTGAAGCAGAAAGACGCTATTTTCAAGAATATGTTAAGGAGGTGTTCCACTACGAACATCAATGTTCTACTGAAATACTTGCTAGGGTATTATTATTATGTGAGCTTTTAATTGAAAAAGGTTTAATCACAGATGCAGAGGTGGCAGAGAAATTAGCTGTTCCAAATGTTGCCGAGATAATGACAGAATTAAATTATGGTGATGATACGTGGAAACCAGAGGAGGATATTAATGATTAAATTTAAAGGTGAATATTTTGATACCAACAAAAATGCAGTGCACGTTAATGATACTGAAGTACAAGAAATGATTGATGAAGTTTTAGAAGATTTAATAGCGTCAAAAGAAAAGACAGATTTTTGCTTTCAAGCAACAGGAGATACTTTGGTAGCTGGTGTTAAATGGAGTGCTGAAGGAGAGATTGAAATAATAGTAACTCAAAAGTACAATCACGCCTGTTTGTTAAAAGATAAATATGGTAATTATCAACCTATTGATTGGTTAGAAGAACAAGAAAAAGACGAGTTATCAGATAGGTCGGTCGATGAATTAGTGGCAGAGATAATGTCATTAAGAAAAGAACTAGAAGACCAAAGAAAACCTCAATATAATCCTAGACGCGAGGTTTAAATTTGACAAAAACAAAATAATGTGCTATTATGTATATAATAGGAGGTCTAAAAGACGTGAAAAAATATAGATATTTAATACTTTATTTTGCTATAATTTTAGTGGTTTTTACGCAATTTTCTAGTAAAAACACAGAAAAACAAGTGAATTTAGATGCAAAAATAGAAGCTTCTGAAAATGCTGTGAAAATTGAAGAAATTGATGAAAAGGAAGAAGTTGTCGAGGAGCCAATAGTTACACCCGAACCTGTCAAAGAATATAGATACTATCGTCTTACAAGTTTTTGGGCTAACGATGGCTATGGCACAACTAGTTGTACTGGTTCGGGTTTGTGCGAAAATGATTTTTCTGTAAATGATAAAGGCTGGTATACATATAATGGCAAATTGGTATTGGCTGGAGCCACATACGAGTGCTTAAATGCTAAACGAGGTTCTTGTGGCAATTGGAATGAACAACGTAGTGACAAAAGATATTATCATTATTACGATACTGTCGAAATTATTATAGATGGTTTATTATATGAGGGCATTATTTTAGATAGTTGTGGTGCTTGTATGTATATTAATGGAGAAGAACGTTTAGACTTATTTGTTAGTGGTAAGGATTATGCTATTGATAGAGGATATAAGGGTAATAATTCAGTAGCGGTGTTTAAGGAGGAGAGATAGAAATGAAAAGTTATGAGTTGCCTTTATCTCCAAATTACGTATGTAATTGGGGTGTCAAAGAGGCTATTAGAGAGTTATTACAGAATGCTATTGATGGTGAACATTGTGGTCATAAGAAGAGTATCAGGTATAATGAGGAAGAGCGAGTACTATATATTATAAATGAAAATACCAAGTTGCCAAAATCATCTTTAGTGTTAGGATGTTCTAGTAAGGATAGTATTGATGGTATGATTGGTAAGTTTGGTGAGGGTTATAAATTGGCATTAATAGTGCTATTGAGAAAAGGATTTAAGATAGATATTATTAACGCTGATGAAGAGTGGAAACCAAGATTTGCTAATAGCGAAAAGTTTGATACGCAAGTATTAACAATAGATGTTGAAAGTTTGTCTACTGAAGATAAGAAGTGTATTAATACAGAATTGTGTTTTGCTATATATGGTATTGATAAGGAATTGTATGATGAATTACTTGTATATTTTCCTTGTATTGATGGAGATTATGGCAATATGGTTGAGTCAGAAAATGGTTATATTTTACTAGAACCAAAATTTAAAGGCAAAATGTATGTTGAAGGGTTATATATCCAATCAGATGACAATTTTAAATATGGGTATAATTTTAATTCGGATGTTGTTGATTTAGACAGAGATAGAAAAGCAATTAATTATTATGAGTTAAGAAAATTAACAGCCGCATCTGTTGTAACAGCAGAGACTTGTTGCCCAGAATTATTTAAGGCTATTAGTGATAGTTATACAGATGTTAAAGATATTACAGATGTATTAGATGAAGCAAGTGACGATTTCTTAAAACAATATAGAGATATGCTTTATGAAGAAAAAGGATTGGAAGAAAATACATTAGTAGCCACAGAGTCAGTAATGCGACAATTACAACAAATGGATGTAGATATGCCGATAGTCAAGGGTACAGAAATAGAAAGCTATTTAGTTGCCAAAGCTAATGATAAATTAGGTCTGATATACGAAGCCAAAGAGGCGGCATCTAAAAAAGATGATGAAGATGATGCTTGGCATTATGTTAGAAATTCTAATTGGATGTCTTTAAAGTGTTGGTTTGATAAATATTGCAAACGTATTTCTAAAGAGGGGAAAGAGCGATTTGCTTCAATAATGAATAGAATGGAGCCATCAGATTTATACCACATTAAAAAATATCTGCCAGAGGACTTTATTTGGACGGAAGAAAATTTTGATGAGTTAGAAGAACAAATTAAAAACCGAACTTAATCGTTCGGTTTTTTTAACCATTCAAGGAATAATGTTCTCATTCTTTTAGAGGGAATATATACATCTATTGGTTTATTATTTCTAATAGCACTTCTATATATAAATTGAACTAATTCAGATAGTGCGAATTTATCTTCAAATTGTTTACCAACGGCAATATTATTAAATGTAAAGAAGTTTTTAATAGTAGGTTTAAAGTATCTATTGCCGATATACGCTATTGCTCTTTTATAGCTATATTCGTTAGTGGCTCTGGAATTGATTGGAGCAAAACTCTTTGTAAAACCTTTACGCTTAATTACACCTTTATATTCTTTAAAAGTTGTCCACAGCAATTCTTTACTATTTGCTTTTGTGTGGCTTCTAAAAAAATTATAAATATTATTTTGAAGTTTTACCATCTCATAACTTCTTTTCTTACGAGAAAACCACGATAAAGATAAAGATGTGTTTTTATTGCCTATTTCATTTAAAGAGGGGTCGCTACATACTCTAATTAAAGATTTCGCTTTAGTATAATCATATATTTGAGGTATAGGTGTAAGCCTATAATTTTTAACATACCATTGCGTATATGTTGTACCAAAGTAATCAAAGTATCTTTTTTGTATTTGCCCGTCAAACATATAAGTTAGTACATATATCTCTTTGAAGGACTTAAACACCTTGTATGGGAACATCCACATTAAAGATATTATTGTATTGTCTTTATCTGCGTAAGCAAAGACATTATTCATTTTTATCATTTTTTTATATTCATCAAAAGCACCTTGATAGTATTCGTCATTCCATTCAGCCATATGGGTTCTAGGATGCACGGTTATCTTACTGCTTAGTAATTTTAGGTCTGATTTAGATATTGGCAGTTCGTCAACTACATCTGCAACTTCATCCATAACTAAGATATAGTCTTGTAACAACTCGATAGATATAGCCTCTTCGTCAATTTTTTTAAATAATGCGTGTGTTGTCACAATGTTTTTACCTTCTCTAATTAAAGAAGTTAGGTGTTCTATTTTAGTACCTTTTTTGTCGTTAGGGATGGGTGACACAAAGTTCTTATTTGGACACGATTTTTTTATTCTTTCAACTTCACTAAGAAATGGTGTAACAAAAATATATTTTTGTTCGCTTGTATCCTCATTCATTTTATTTATTAGTGCTGTTGTTTTACCAATTCCACACCCTGCATCAACCACATTGACTTTCATTTTCTATCCCTCCTTTATTAACAAATAGTTTTAAAGCTTTTATGATGTCCTCATTATTATTTAATGACATTTTATAAAGCAAGTCAAGACCACCATTTTCGTATATGAATTGTATGACCTTATTTTGACATTTAAAATTTTTACCTTGGCACTGTAAGCATTTACTATTTTTGGTTTTCTTTTCGCCAAAATATCTAACCCTATCTGGATAATAATAACCACACTCATTACATTTTTTCCATCTATCTGTATTTTTTAGCTTTAAGTCGTTTTCAATACACATTATAGACCAAATGTCGTAATCTTTTAAGTTTGGTGGAGTGTTGATATAGAGAGGGTCTAGTTCATTAGGGGTTTTAACATTGAAGAATAAACAAGCTTCATAGAAACCTTTTTCACGGGATGAATATATGTGCTTATTATTAATCTTTCTTATTTCCATATGCCTTAAGAGATATTTAATACCATTTTCGTTTATGAACCACATCTTAATATTTCTATATGCTCCAGGTCTATTTGGATTATATTCAAATACTTTCATATAACGAGATATAGCACTATCTCTAAAACTAGATACTTTGTCGTATTTACATAATATTCTTGTCAAAAAACTTTTTAAGGGATACCATTTAATGCCATCCTCATCAGTTAGTTGGTCTAAGACCTTTTCGCCTATATATATTTGCTGTATTGTAAACATAATTATCACCATTGTTATTCTAACATATATCTTAACATTTGTCAAATTGTTATTGACAAATTTGTATTTTTTTGCTATAATATGTATGTAAGGTAGGATGAAGAGAGGAGGTCTGTGATGACAACTATTTATGTTGATTTTGATAATACAATAGTTGAGAGTAATCAGAGGATTATTGAGTTATTAAATGAAAGATATGGTTTATCTAAAACAGAAGCAGATTTACTTGATTACGGATACCAATCCATAGCTCCAATTACCGAAGAAGAAAAAATGGCGTTATTTGAGAGTGATGATTTTTTTAATAATTTAAAATTTAAAAGTGGCTTTTTAAA